ACTCTGATGTACGGGGAGCTGCAGATTCCGATGGAACATTTGGGTCTAATGCCCATGCGTTCCTTCGACCGTGGGACACATCCGCTTACAGCGCCGCGTTCGCTGCAACGAGAGATGCTACAGGTCGTCCGGAAACAGGGACAAGGCCTTATGCTATGGATGCGCTTGTACATGATCATATCGATCCTGTTGCTTATTCTGGCGCTCCTTTCTTCCGTCGCAATGGCGAAGTTCTTCAGGCCGGAATGGACTTGGCTAGTCTCATTCTGGAAGGGAAGCGCGGGTTTGACCCCTATATGGGTGGTCGCCGCGTTCAGCCTGGGCTATCTGGTCCAAAAACTCGGCTCATATGGATGGCGCCGTTGCCTACGACTATTGTTGGAGGCATGTTTTCAAAGCCTATCGCACACGAGCTCGAACGAAAGAGACCGTTCGCGTGGGGACTCCACGGAGTGGAAAAGGCAGCGCTAGTTGCAGCGCTACAATCCCGATTCAGGTACGTCTACAGCATCGATTTTTCGCGTTTTGATTCTTCGGTGCCAGCGGTAATGATCGCAGATGCGTTCAGAATCGTTAGACCACTGCTTGACCTGACAGAGGATGAAGAGACTGTCTGGAACAAGTACATCAACGACTTCATTCACTCTCGACTAATCACTGAAACTGGTGAAATCTTTCAGAAGCATAAGGGCATTCCTTCAGGTAGTGCTTTCACTAGCATTATCGGATCAGTGGTTAATCTACTGGTTCTAAATTATGCCTGGACTCGTGTTTCGGGACACGCGCTGAAGAACGATCGAGTGCTTGTACTTGGTGATGACGCAATCGTGGCTTCAAACTCCAAACTTCAATTGGATGAACTAGCACGTGCGTGTTCAGAACTAGGTTTCACCCTTAGCGTAGAGAAGAGTCAAATCGCGGACTCTTCAAAAGAGAGTGCTGACCCTTATACAAATAGGGTCAACTTCCTTGGGCACTATTGGGTACACGGATACCCCCGTCGACCAATACATGAAATCCTGTTGCGCATGAAATACCCTGAGCGGCATAAATACCGTTCGAGGCAAGAGTCTCTAATGCGTCAATTCGCTTATCTAGCGGACGCGCGTGAAGCATGGCAAATCCTTAGGTGGCATTATCCACATGCGGATACCATGCTTATGCTAACTCACGCGTTG